TATAATTAAATTTCTTCTGCGTGGATTAGATAATGCATTATCTCCACTTATTTTTGTTAATGCCATTATGCTGTTATCTCCATTAAAACTAACTCACTTTGACAACAACCTGCAAACAAATTGTCTCCATCATTTGCAGCTCTGTTAACATAAACTATACCTGCACTACCAGCTACATAAGCATTTTTGCCTTGTATCTTGTATGTTACTTCTGAAGTTGATGATGGACTATCTAAGAAATGTCTATTCAAACAATGTTGTCTATATTGCATTGAACCTAGTGCTGTAAAAAATCCACCTGCAAAAGCATTAACATTATTGCTTCCACTATTTCCTGTACCACTTCCTATTTCTGTTGAATCTCTTAATAATCTGAAAAAAGGATAACCATCATTTTGTCCACCACTCCAAATCGTAGCATGAATTAATATTTTACTAGATGAGGCAGTTGGTGTAATTGCTGCACTTAATCCAATATCAACATAGGTTGCAGTATTGGATGAAGCAAATTTAGTTGTTAATTCTCCTCTTACAACTTGTAAAATTATGCCTGGTGTTGAAATTATAGAATTGGAAACTTTTTGTATCGACATATCATTGACTCCATGATACTATTTATATAAAAAAAGGGGAGATAAATCTCCCCTCTAAAGAATTGACTTGCGGTCATAAACCGAAGTTCAAGAACTGTATTACATTAAGTTAGTAACTTTAACTCTTCTGTAGTATACATTATCGTTTGCGTCTAGTGCACCTAAGTCACCAGCTGCAGTTCCAGATGCTAATACACCACTTGCGAATGGGTTACCTGTAATACCATATCTTGTTTTAAATCCAATTTTCGGTTGGAATGTGCTTTCGCCAACTGCTCTCACCATTTGTAGTGGAACATATGGACAATAGAAAATTCCTGCGTCATATGGACTTGAACCTTTATATCCTACAACATAGTACTGACTAGCAGCGACATTTGCAGAATATGGGTCAACATAAACTTTATATCTTCCGTTTAATGTACCTGCGAATGTATTTGCAGTGTCATCAACATTTAGATTTGAAGTTAATGCAGGTGTGTAATCAAGTACTCCAGCCATTTGAAGTGCTGATGCAACATCTGCGGAACAGATAATCATGTTACCTTTTCCTCTTCTTGTTTGTTGACCAATAGCGTTGGCGTCTCTTTCAATTGAGAACAACAACCCTTTGAATTTTTCAACTGACCAACGACCATTTGAGTCTGTGTCTAAGTCAAAAATACCAGCTGTTGTTGTATTTACTTGAGCACCTTTCTTTGCTACAACATAGATTGTTCTTACAACTTCTCTGTTTATTTCTGCAAGAATTTCTGCAGAGAGAATATTTGCAAGTTCAGTTTCTGCGTCAAGACCATGAATTGCTTTTAGGTCTTGTGCGAGTTCCATTGAATACTCAGCTTTTAAAGCTCTTGTTTTAGCAGTAACAGTTTGTTTCTCGATTGAGAAAGCCATTTCTGCGAAAGAGTTTGCTGCTGCGTCTCCTAATGTCTCACCATTTGCAGTTGTTAATCCACCTTGTGCAGCGTAGTTACCTGCTGATGGTGAATCGTTTAGTGTCGCAGGGTTAGTTGCGTCATGACCTGTAGTAGGTGTGACTAAGTCTCCTGCAGCATCGTTTGCTGAGAATGAACTCTGCGGTTCGTTTACAAGAGCTTCATCGCCGTTTTGTGCGGCTTCTCTACTTCTCATCGCGAAGATAAGACCTGTTGGGCCAGTCATTGGCTGAACACCACAGATATCATATGCGATAAGATTAGGCATTGCTCTTCTAACTAAAGAGATTAAAATAGGCTCCCAATTATCAACCTGTCCACCAGTTGAGTTAACAGGTGCGGCTTCTGAAAGGAAGTTTCTATCTTCTCTTAATGCTTTTTCTTGGTTTTCCAAGATAACAGTAGTAACCGCTCTTCTGTAACTGTCTTTGATTTCTGGTAAATCATTGTGTTCAAGAACTGGTTGCCACTTTTCTTGTAAATTGTTAGATTGAAACATTTATCTTTTCTCCTTTTTAATGTTTATAATATTTATATTTTGTATCATTTTACCCATTAATAATATTAGTTTTTCGCACGGTTATGGGTTTTGCTGATAGCTTCTAAATATTTTGCCATCGAATCTGATGTTTCAACAACATCTGATTCACCCTGTTCTTCAGTGCTTTGTTCGTTCACTGGTTGTTGTTTTGGGAAATAAGATTCTTTTAATGTTGATAATTTTTCTTTGTAACTATCAGCATCTGAGTAATCTACATCCTCGATTAACCCTCTGAACTTTTCTATCTCTAAATCAGTTAAATCTTCTGATACCTCATTTATGATAGAATCCTTTGTTAAACCACCAATTTGTTCGTGAAGTTCTTTATTCTTCTCGATTGAATCATTTAGTTTTTCTTCTAATTCTTCAATTTTTTTAGATTGGCCGTCTAATACATCGTACTTTTCTTCTGGGACATCTACATAATGGTCTTCAAACAATTGTTTTAGTCCACTAATGAAGTCCTCTGCGATTTCACCTTTTAAACCTCTTTCAATCGCTAGTTCGTTTTCTTTCATCCATTCTTCAGTAACATATGCTAAGTAAGAATCGATTTTTTCTACTAACTCGCTTTTGATTTCTTCGGTTTTTTCGGAAAGTTCTTTATCGTACTCTTCATCTAATCTGTCGATTTCGCCTCTGACTTTGGATTTTACTGCTGCCTCGAATATTGTCGCTGCTTTAGTTTTGAATTCTTCAGAAAGATTATCATCGTTAGAGATTAAAGCTTCAACATCTTCTTTTACATTGATTTCTTTAATTCTAGCTTCTTTTTTCTCCTTCTTCAGTGCTTTCATTTCTGCAGTTTCCTCATCTTCCTCTTCATCTTCTTCATGAGCACCTTCATGCATTCCCATCATTTGGTTATACATCGCTTTTAGGTCTTTACCATGCATCCCTTCCATTTTCTTATACATCGCTTTTAGCATTTCGGCTTCTTTATCACCTGGTTCAGCGTCTTTCTGCGCTGGGTCACCAGAAGCTGGTTTTGCACTATCTGCTGCTTTTGCACTTGCAGATTTAGCGTCTGTTGGGGATGTTATAGCTTTACCTAAGTCTTCTACATCTTTGTCCATCTTTGGAGCTGGGTCACCTTTTACAGCACTTTTCTTTGGAGCGTCATGAGCTCCTTCAGAAACAACTTCTTCTTCTTGAAGTTCTGCCATAACTTCGGCCTCTAGTTCCTCGATTGTTTTGTCTATTTCTGACATCGGATATCTCCTTTTGTTATTTTTATATTAATATTTATAAAATTATAATTTTTTGAGAAACTTTGCAAATTCTAAACTTAGAACTTTCGCCTCTCTTGAACGGATTGCTTTTTCCACATTCCTTTTCATCTCTGCTATTTCCGCTTCTTTGATAATACCATTATCCCATACCCATTCTTTACCTTCCATAATACCTTCTACAAAGGCGTTTGGTGCAGATGGGTCTGCGACTATATCTGCGGCGGTTGCGAGATAAAAGTCATCTTTTACATAAGATGCACCGTTTTTTTGTTCGAGAGAACCAAGTCCACGACTTGATACTCCTAGTTTAGCACCTTCATCCATCAACGATTTAACTATTTTCCCCATTGGTGTGTCCATAATCTTCGCTTCGCCGATGAAATTTTTTCCATCTTTATATAAAGCTGTAATCATGTGTGAAACCCTTTCAAGATTAACTGTCGGGCCATCTGGGTGTCCAAGTTCACCGAATGCTCTTTTTTGTTCAGTAAAATTCCTGTTGTACTGAGCAACTTCTTTCTGTAGTATATCCATAGGATATATTCTACCATTCCTGTTTTTAATATCAGCCTGCATGAATATACCTTTTATTTTGTACTCTTTCTCACCATTTTCTTTTTCTTCGGTGATGTATTCGACTTCCTCAACTTGTTCTGAAAATAACTTTAAACTTTCTTTCATTGTTTTCCCCTATGCTGTGTAGTCTATACCAGTATATCCTTCTCTTTTTCTAACTAATATTATAAAATTACATGCTGCGCTTGTTGTCGCGAGAATGTCACCATTATAACCAGAGGTTTTGGGATTTAAAAATTTGAACATAGTGTTGTCTCTTCCAAACCCTAGTTCACCACTACCATACACTGTTATAATATTATCATCTGTAGTTGCGTCAAAATGTAATTGTATTGAAGTACCTGCGGCAGCAGAATTCCATTTAATTCCTACAAGGTCTAAAACCTCTGTTCCAGATGCCGCGTTTCCATCTAATGCGGATGCATCGACAATCTGCGCCTTACTTTCTGCGCCAGGTGCTTCTATTAAAAATGCTGCCTCTAAATCTTTGTCATATAATGTTGTCTTTGTGTATGCCATGTTTTTATCCTATCCTTACATTATTGATAACATTTCTCTTTCAAAATATTTCATGAGTTCTTTTGTTTGAACTCCGAATCTTTTTGCGCTATCTTTTATTGACTTATCAAAAGTATTTAGGAAATTTTGTGGTTTAGCATCCATTTTTTTAAAAATATCATCCACAGCTTTCTTCATTTTTGGAGAAAGTTTTTTATATTCCTTACTTTTTTTATGTTCCTCTCTCTCTTGTACTTGAGAGTAGAAGTCACTAAACTTCTTCTGATTCATCTGTATTTTCTTTTGACTGTGGACTTGATACAAAAGTCTTTGATACATCTTGTTTTCTAGTTTCTAATGCGTCTGCGACATTTTGTGTCATTGCATCTTTGAATGCGTCCTCAGCCTCAACATTGTTTCCTTTCGCTATTGCGTTAACTATTTTTTCTGCGTGTTCACTCATTATTCTTCATCTCCTTCACCATTATTCATGGAGTCAAAATCAACTTGGTCGCCACCACCAGTTTGTGGGTATCTTGTTACACCATCTGATTCATCTGGAACTGTGACATCACCTTCACCTGTTTCTTTTTTAATCTCATCACTCATAGTAGAGATTTCTGCGTCTGTTAATCTAAGAACATACTTTTGTACATATTCTTTACTATAGAATGTTCCAATGTATGATTGAATTCTATCCAGAGTATTTAATCTTCCTTCTAGTAATTCTGCGTGTTTTAGTTCTGCGAAATGTCCATCTCGTAAGAAATCAAACTGTATGTGTTGTTTGATATTGTACCAATCTTCATCATTCATGACACCTTTTAAAAGTAATTGAGTTCTTAAAATGTCTAAGAATAATGCGGTAAATCTTTTTCTTAATCTTTGAACAAACTTTGTAAATTTAAGTTCATCTCTTGTTACCTCAGTTGACCTACCCATTCCGACAATAGTGCCTGGTGATTCTTCTGTAAGTCTTGATACTGGAACATTTAATGAACGATATAATTTCTTTTGAAAATATTTAATATCTTCAATCTCACCAAGATTCGCTCCACCTGGTAAAGTTGTAATCTCTGTACCTCTACCACCTTCTCTTCTTGGTAACCAAAAATCTTCTAACATTGACATATGATTTCTATCATCACGAATCTCTCCAGTACTTGCGTCATATACAAGTTTGTTTCTGTAACGATTCATAACATCACGAAGATATTGTTCTGCTTTTATTTTTGGTAAATTTCCTACATCAATATAGAATATTCTTCTTTCTGGTGCTCTTGATATTCTGTAAATAACAAGAGAGTCTTCAATCATTCTAAGTTGATTAACAGGTTTAATCGCTTTGTGTAAATGTGATAATACTTTACCAGAGTTTTGGTCAATTAATCCAGAAGCACAATATGCGATTGAATCTGAAGTGATTCTTACACCTTGTGAAGTTCCAGGCCCAAGTCCTCTTTCGTTATAGATATAATAATCGTTAACATTTTTAACAATATCTATACCAGTACTTTTATCTCTATCCCTGTTTACTTCTCTAACTTTTCTAATTTTGTTTGAGTCAATATATCGAAGTTCTGTTATTCCTAATTTAGGATTTGATTTGTCTATTATTTTTTGATAATAAATTCTTCCATCGATATACCATCTTCTGAATATATCATGTCCTTTTGTATCAAAATCTAATAAACGAAGAACTTCATTAAATTCTTCTCTAATTTTTGTTTTTACTGTTTCTTTAAAAGGTAACCTTTCCAAGACTACTTGAATTGATTGGTCTCTCTCATCAGAAACAATCGCTTCGTTTACGATATCTTCAACCGCACTATCACATTCTGGTTGTTGTGCGATGTCTCTATATCTACGAATTAAATCCGCTTCTGATTTGGTTTTACCATCTAAGTCGAGTACCGAAGCATAATGACCACCACCTGCAATCTCGGTAGTTCCATCATCTGCAGTGGGAACAGTTAATGTATCGCTGTTCCCACTCTTATCGTTAACTCTTGTAATCTTGAACCCAAAGAGTTCTGCCATGTTATAATACCTGCCTTCTAATCTATACGACTATTTAGTACGATTAAATTAGAAGTTTACTCCAGAAGCTTCAAAGTGTTGATATCTCCAAGTACAAGTAAATTCTTCTAACTGGTTTGGAGTATCATAACTCAAATCTATCTGTCCTAGTGATTGCGGCCAGATACCTCTGAATAGATATGTTTTTAACACAGTATCATCTCTGTCAAGTTGTTCAACTGTTGCGTCAGTTTGATAATCTGCGACATTAATAACACCTGTATTTAATGCGAGGTCATTAATCCCATTCATCCATCTTTCAAATGCGTTTCTTACCATGAAGTCTGTATCGTTAATGATAGTTGTCTCCCATGTTTCGAAAGTATCTCTATCACCTGCGATATATAAACTTCTTCCTCTAAACTGTACCTGTATTTCTGGTATAGTTTGTGTTGGTAAGTTTGCCGCTTTGATTAAGAAGGAAGTTCTTCTTACATCTAAACCTATTGCGATTCCAGAAGGAGGCGTTAGTGTTACACGAAACTGATTGTTTCTTGCTCCACCACCAATAAGTTGAGCTTTAAAATCATCTAATGTTGGCATTGTCTATCTCCCCCTATCCTGCAATCTCACTGAAGGCGACTCCAGTTCTTGTTGCAATGAAATTTAGTGTAATGAAGTTAATTGACCTTGCTGGTTTAATGAAAATATCTGCAATAAACTCATTTCTGTCAATAACTTCTCCTGTGTTATTTGAAGCGTCACAAACTACACTAAAGTCTGTTATACCTCTTCTACCCTGTACATCTCTTAGGAATGGTTCTACAAGGTTTCTAAATTGTGCTCTTGTAAATTCATCATTGAATTCAAAGAGTTGAAACTTTGCAGCGGTAGCGATTGCTTTTTCAAGAGTGATAAACAATCTTCTAACATTGATTCTATCAAATGCACTTGGTTTTGTTAATCCAGTTTTATCACCAAAGAGGACTACACCTTGACCAGGAAAATTAACAACTGGGTTAATTCTTGCTCTGTAAAGTTCATCTCTTTGTGATTGTGTTGGATTGTATGCGAGTTTAACTGCTCCTCTAACTTGTCCTCTGTTGTAACCAGCTGGTGAGAACCATGTGTCTGCAACAAAGTCTGTTCGAGCACATAAACCTGCGATGTCTCCATTTAGTGGAACAAAACGATATACATCGTTAAATTTATCATATTGATATTTGTAACCACTATCAAAGACAACATAAGATGATGAAGGTAGTGAATCAAAGTAATTCTTTACATTCGCTGTTTGTGACACCGAACTTGTGACACCTACTACATCTGCACTTGCAGGTGAAATAAATGCGACACAATCTTTTCTTCCTTCCGCAATGTCTATTAACATTGTACCATATGTATCACCATCTGAGGCACTATCTGGTGTTTTACCACCGATAATTAAGTTTATATCAACAGTTTCAGAATCTTTAAATTCTTCGTATGCTGTTTGATGTTCTCCGACTGTAACTGCGTAGTCATCAGTACCACCACTAAGTGTATCAACTATAGGAGCTGTGATACTATCCATTGATGAAGTTGTATCTGTACCCCAGTTAGTTCCACTACTTGTGTGGTCTCCCCAAAGAATTTGTTTTGATTGTTGAAAGATTACATCCACATAGTAATTGGATGCTCCTGTTGAATTTTTTGCTACTGGGTTTTTTGATAGTCCTTTATAGACTTCAAGAACAGCACTTGTTCTATTTCCAGCAGTATCTATATCGTTTCCACTAAGGTCTCCTGTTGTATCATATACAACAATGTGAACTTCATCATTAGTAGCACGACCATTTTGTTTTGACCAATCTGTTTGTCCAGGCGCCCCATCTACTAAATCGTAGAATCTCCATCTTCTGCGAATAAAGCTATTGTCTGGTATAATTGCTTGTACACCTTTTGCTTCTGGGTCATCTTTTAATCTAACTGTTAAGTCATGAGTGTTAATTGCAGTAATTTCATACTCGTTACCTTCATCACCACTATTAAAAGCGAAAGCAGTAGAATCAGATGAAGCATCTGCGCTTGAGAATGAAATAAGGTCACCCACTTGGAATGCTGTACCACTATCAACTTTAATGACAGTTGCACCCTTTGCGTCTTCACCAACTGTTTGGTTAGATGAACCTAAGTTTTGTTCATATGCAGTAGCACTCGCACATATAGAAACTCCTAATGAGTTACCCCATGTACCAGCGGTTCTTGCTGACCATTCTTGGTGTGAACCTTGTCCACTTGCGTAATTGTTTGTCCAGTCATCATCATTTTTGATGAGAACTCCACTACCACTAACAGTTGCGTTTAAAAGACCACTTTGAGGTCTAACTACTCTTAATGCGTTTCCGTATCCTAAGAAGTTAGCAGCACAAAACCATTGTTCAAAGTTATTTGAATTTGGTTTACCAAAAATATCTATAAGTTCTGTTTCTGAACCAATAGAAGTAATTTCTGATACTGGGCCTTTCTCTGCTGGTAATGAAATTCCAGCAATAGATGTTGCGACAGCGGGAACAATATTAGTAAGGTCGATTTCGTTTACCTGTACACCAGGCGAAACTAAAAATCCCATAAGTTTTCTCCTTTATGTATTTTTTTTCATAAAATCCATTCGGTTTATTATAATATTTATAAAAAGACTATTTCTAAAAACCCTCTTTTATATGTGTTTTCACATATAAATAATGATATGACTAATAAACATTATGACAAATACAAGGAAACTATTAAGAAAGTCGCAAGAAGAAACTATTATAAGAGAGTACAATGGTTAAATAAGATACTTGAAAATGAATCTTGTTTACATTGTGGAGAATCTGAAACAGTTTGTCTAAAGTTTCATCCACATGATAAAGAAATAAGAAAACTATCTAAAAGAAAAGGACTAAATGAATCAAGTCAACAACAAGTAAACAAATTGATTAGTGAATCAAAAATAGTATGTGCGAATTGTTTATTAAAGATTGATAATGATTTAATTGAGTTTATCTAATTACCAGTCAGAATCTTTAGTTCTAACTACTGAACTCCACTTTGTTCCATATTCATCTACAAGTGTTTCACCAAATGGGTCATCAAGACCATCATCAATAAAACCAAATGGAGCCATATCTTGTTCTAACTGGTCTTGTTGTTCTCGTATCATTTGTTTCTTCATATCAATATCAGTAAGTTCTGTAAAATATTGTTGTCCAGTCGCCCATGCGAATAACACTCCACACATAACAAGGTCATCATTACATCCCTCATCCGCCTGAAAAGAATGTCCATGTTTAATAAAAGTAGACATTTCATTTACCATATCATAATCTGGTATAACAATTTTTTCACTTTCCACCATAGTTTTAAATAGAGAACATCCTATTCGTTTTACCGCTTTTGTAGTTCTTACACCAAGTTGAGCCTTTCCACCACTAAATCCACCACCAAGTATTTGTCCAGAACGACCTCTCATCGCCGCCATCATCATATTATCATATTCCATATCATATTGTAATGCGTGTGCGACTTGGTCACCAATATCATTTACCTCTATAAGAACATACGCCTGATTATAAACTTTTGCGATTTCGTGAATTTTAGTTGGAAAAATCACTGGTTTAATTTCATTATCTCTAAACTTCGCGACAACACGATAAGGTAGTTGTGATACATCAAATACTACAAACGCAGAATAGTCATTTGATAAACCTCTCGATACATCTGCGACTACAACATAAGTATGATTCTTTACTGGATATTCATGTATATCTAAACCTGCGTTACTCTTTATTGGATTTTTATATGGAAGTTGTCTTAGTTTTGTTGAACTAATTAAAGTATTCATAGAACCTAAGAACTCACATTCAAACTCACTCGCGAATTGTTGTTCTGAGGTATTTTGAATTGTTTCTTGTTTCCACTTCTCATCTCTACCAGGTACTTCTGTCCAATGAACATCTATTGGTATATAACTATTTCTTTTCTGTTCTGCGTCCACCCAAAGTTTATAAAACATATTCATACCATGTGGTGTTGATACTATTATAACCTTTGTATTTTTACCAGATGATATTGTAGGATAAACAGAACTAAAAAATTGTTCTGCGATGTTTGTTGGAACATACGCAAACTCATCTAAGAATATAATATTATAACTTCCACCTCTAACAGCACTCGCACTCGTTGAGGCCGCGAGTATTTTACTTCCATTCTCTAATGTTAAACTACCCTTGTTCCATTCCATAACACCTTGTTGTAACCACTTCGGTAAGTTTTCATACGCAAGTTGTAATCTACCAAGAATATCTCTTGCGGTCGCCGCCTTGTTCGCAAGTATCGCAACACTTACACTTGGATTAAATAAAACATAATACAATAAGTAAGATACCATAGTTGTAGATTTTCCAGACTGTCTTGGTAATTTACAAATTGTAAAACGATTATCATGAAAGGTTGATATCATTTCTTTTTGAAAATTATATAATTTAAATGGAACTAATCCTTCATCAAGTGAAACAATCTTAACATAGTTTTGTATAAAATGTAATGGATTGTCCATACATTTTTTATACTCTTTAAGTTGTTCCTCTGTAAAGTTTAAAGAAACATTCGCTTTTTTAAGATTAGGATTTCCTAGATAACTGTTTATGTTTGTCATTCTTTAGTGCCTCAATCTCTTTTTTATTAGAATTGGCTAGGTTTTTATTAGAACTAATTTGTTCATTCTGTAAACCATCAATTAAGGATTGTAACTTTCTCGCTTTTTCTTCATCACTATCTAAATGTAATTCAGAGTTGATTACTTTTTCTAATTTAAGAAACGCAATCCTTTCATTTGGAACATATCTCCATGTATATCCTCTTTCTGAATATACACCAAAGACTGTTTCTTTTGCTCCTATCTTTACAATAACAGATTCGTTACCATCTAAGATAACTTTATCACCTTCGTTAAATGCTGGATTCCACTTAAACTGTAATCCTTTCGCAAGACTACTCGCCCAGTCTTTAAACATGATTGCGATTATCGCACTGATTAAAAGTCCAACCCAAGGCAGTATAAATTCTGTTATCTGAGCGGTTTGATTATCTAATGTTGGATTCATTTACTTTTTCTCTTTTTTGTTTTCTGCGTGCCGATATCATTTCTTTCTTTGCGTCATAATATTTCTTTGAAGATTTTCTCTTTCTCTCTTTATACTCTGGAGTGTCTTTGATTGCTAATCTTTCTTGTGTTTGTCTTAGGCGTCTCGCTTTCATATATTCTGGGTCTTGTTTTGCTTTTTCCCACCAGTCTTGAGTATATCCTTCTGGCATTCCATTTATCCAACTTCCATCTTTATAGTTGTTATTCAGTTCACCTCTTCGCGACCAATCATCTGTTATTGGTTCAATCATTCCTTGTTCTATCATTTCCTGTTCAGATAACATTTCTATTGGCTCACTTTCAATACCCAAAAATTTTGAAAAGTCAGAAAATTTCTTAGTCTTTTTCAACTTCAATAACCTCACTCTTTCCTTTTAAAACTTTTTGTAAATCAGCGGTTGAACCAACGAACAATGCGTTAGTTACATTCTTCGGTGCGTTACTTGGAACTTCTTTTAATTTTTTATAATTGTTTTGTAGTTCCACTAATTTTTCTGTAACCTCAGAAACAGTTTTAATAAGTTGTCCTGCGACTTCATAACTTCTAGGGTGGTCTGATTGTTTTGCAACATCTAATATACCTTCGATTGCGTCTTGACCTTTTTCAATTAGATTATAAAAGTTTTCACGACTATACTTATAGTCAACTTCTTTTTCATCATCACCATTTGGTCTAGGAATAACTTTTCTTTCAGTCTCCTCTAACTCCTCAGTAATGTTGAGTGCCTCACTAATCTTTTTGTCTACAACAGTCATTATTCTTCATCTTCACCAGTTGTTGGATTAAATTCTTTTGCGTCTTGGAAGAAAGATGTAGTTTCATTAAATCCAAAGTCATCATCTGCGTCTGCGCTTGTTGGATTTGGAGTAACAGTATATCTTTGTTCTCTTTTCGGTGACTTGTCTGGCATATCTGTATACTGGTCAACTTGAACAGTTTTAATAACATTAGATGAAGTAACAGGGCCGTATAGATAAAACTTTAATGTAAAGTCTAATGTATATATTATCGCTCTTCTTGAAGCGAAATCACCTTCGTATGAATCTTCATAACTTATATTATTTAAGATTACTGGAACATCTCTTGATGTATCCATGTCTACATTATCTTTTAATGTTATTGTATAATCTGGTTGAAAGTATGGAAGTATTTGTTCTACAATTTGTAATGAATCATCACTATTTTTTGACATTACAGATAATGTAAATGTAATGTTATATGGAACTGGCATAAACTGTGAATCTAATTGTTTATTACTTCCACTTTTTGTTTTTTTAAATTTTTGAACACGATTTAATTTTCTTGTAGGGTCATAACTAAGAGCACCAATTTCAAAACTAATTCTTGGTAATGTAATTGAAACTTTATTATCTAAGTTTGGGTCTTGTCTTAATCTCGCAAGAAACTTTTGTTTTGGGCCATATGCCAATGGCACCTTCATAGTTTGAGTTATTACTCCATTATTATTTTTTCTTACTAAAACAATACTATTAAATAAACTACCAAATGCGATTACTAATTTTCTAATTGTTTCATGATAAAATTGTTGTCCTAACATAATTTATTCACTCCTATTCGTTTATGTCCCCAAAAGGATTTCTTTCTGAAAAATCAAAAATACTATCATCTAAAGTATCCAAATAATCATTCTGTGCGTTGTAATCAGTTGACTGGTCACCTACAATATAATCCTCTTTAACTATATAGTCTTTTGTTCCAATTAATTCTTTAATCTCTGCGGTAACTTGACTTGTTTGTCCTGTAATAATTTCACCTTTTGAGAATTCAGTAACAGTAATTAAATCATAACCCATTGGGTCTAATGTGTCTGTAACATATGCGATTGCTCCAGATGTTGCGCCTACAATTCTTTCACCTTCTGTAAATGATAATCCACCATTGTTTATAATATCAAGTCTTGTACCTGTGGTTGTTTCTGCGAGTATAGAACCAGATAAGAATTCAGTTTCAGAAAGAACATTATCTCCTGCGTCTGCTCCTGCGCCACTAGTTCCATCAAGTAATAATAAGTCTCCATCTTCTAATGCCATCTCACTTGTAATCGCTCCTGCTTGTTCAAGAGTAATCTGATACTGCATTGAGTCTCTAGTAAATGATGTTTCGATTGCGTCAATCTCTGCGATATCAGTATCAATAACTTCACTAGAGTATTCAAATGTTCTACAACTTAATTTAAATGTAGGTCTATTTTGTACTTGATAAAATGGGTCATCATGGTCAACAAATGTTATCTCAAACATTTTTTTCGCAGTTGGAAAATAAATTAAATCTCCTTCATTTGGTCTTGTACTTTCAATAATGTTTGCGTCAACTGAAACAAGTTCTTCAAATCTTCTTCTTGCGACTGTGAAAGAACATTCCTCTCTCATCTCTAAACCAAATTTACCCATGAGTTCTTTTTCACCACCAAACCCCTCAGTTTCATTGAACACCATTTCAATTAAATATGCGTCATTAAAAGTTGATAGTCTGTCTTCTGTAAAAAGATTGTCTTCTGCTACAAGTTTTCTTGGAAGATAAAATACCTCTTGACCTTGAATCTTAATTTGTTCGATAGCAATCGCTTCATACAAATCTTGTTCATTTTTAGTTCCTGTGTCAAAAAATACATTTGTCGGCATTATTAAATACTATCCTATTTGATACATTGGTGGTAAATCAAATGCAAGTTTTATTTCTTCTTCTAGTTTTTGAATTTCCTCTTTCGCTTCGTTTAAAATAACTTCTCCGTTTATTTCAACTCCACCTAACATCTGCATACCTCTAAATTTTAGTAAGTTATTACCCCATTGTTTTTTAATTAGTGCGGTCGCATATCTTTTAAAATACATATCATTATAAAGAGAAGTAAATGTGGCTGGGTCTAATTGTCTAAAACATTCTATTATAATATACTCACCTTCTGCGACATCATTCGTAAAATCCATATCTAAATACAATCTACTTTGATGTTGGTTATGTCTTATTGGAACTTCACCAACTAACAATTGACTGAGTAGGTCTATGTGTTGCATTGTCATTTTATAATGCATTACTGATGTTGAAGAAAAATCATATAAGTCATTTAGTCTTAATTGATATCTTACATCAAATAAATTATTTGTTGAACTATCATCAAAAGGAAAAACTCTTACAACAGAAAGAACAGTACTTGGAACAGGTATAAAGTTTTTTTGTTCTATCCAACCTGCGGTAACAGAATTATCAGCGATATCTGTCGCAGTTGTTGCGCTTGTATTCGCAACACCTCTTGACAAGTCTGCGGCGGTGAACTGATGTTTTAAAAAAACTTTTTCTACACCATTATAATGAAACTCACGAAAATACTGTAACGCCTCATCAACTCTATCATCTAATTGGTCTTCATCGACATTAATATCAATGACTGGTTGTCCTAATGCTCTTAAACAGTAATCTTTGAATGTATCTTTAGTTGTTGGTGTAGCCATTTAATTTTCCTCTTTAATATATTTATAAAGAAAAATGACTTAGTCTTTGTCTACTAATTGAAGTAAAAGATTCTTAATTTCTCTTATCTCGCATTTTAAGTGGTTAATTTCACGAGTAGCGCCCCTAATATCATCTCTTTGTTTTTGTGCTTCTCTTGACCTTTTAACAGCGAGTTCATACGCAGTTCGATTTTTATTCACTATCGCATTTGATTCAGAATCTCTATACAAATGTGAATTATCTTTTACTGGTATTTTTTCTGCCATGTTCCTATGTTGCGAGTGCGATTGCTCTAAAATCTTTTATTCTTGGTGGTAATGCTGAGTTTGTCCCCTGCATTCTTATCTTAATCGCAAATCCTATAAATTCATCTAACGATGTTCCTGTACCATCATCTTTTTTACCAGCACTATACACATACTCTGTAAAGTCATCTATTGTAGAGTTTGGATTAGCGGTTTCATCTGGACTTCCATCAGTATTAAAATATGTAAATCCTATATCATCAAAGTTAGTATCCTCATCTGACCTTAGTAATTTAAACATTACTTGTATTTCAGAAGTTGATGGTCTGTGTGCGTCTAATATGACTCTGAGCGCTGTTGCTGGAGATTCTAATTGAACTTTTCTTGTAATATAAATCGCCTCGTTACTATCACCACTTGGTTCTGTCGGTGCGACATATTCTGATGTTGGATAAACATCTGAAGAACTATCAATGTTATCTAATCTATTCGCTACTGCGACAAATGTCTTTTTATCTAAATCAATATATGGTGATAAGAATTCATCTGTTGTTGATAATACTAAATCAAGTGATAATGATTTAGACCCAGACATTTCATTTGTTTCATTGATTGATGAAGCGATTAACTTCGGTACATCAAAATAGAAGTTTTCATTTAACTGGAATGTTACACCAGTAGAAACTTTACTGAATGATGTTTCAGTTCCACTTGGACTTGTTCCAGAAGTTGATTTAATTTTTGATGTTAAGTTTGTTTGTGGGAATTCTAACACAGGTAATATAGTTTTAAATGTTTCAAACTGTGCATTCTCAGTTGCGACTATCGCACTTCCCCCACCTACATTTGTAGATGTTGCGTTACTTGATACTGTAATGGTATATGAATCAATTCCAATATTTCCAATCGCAGTATGTGTTGCGTTTATTTCACTTATTGGAATACCATTTACCGCACTACCTGCAGTTGCGACAACACCAGAGATTGTAACATTATTAGATGTTGAGTGCATTTGATGGTTCGGGTGATTTACTTTAATTACATTAGAACTGTTTGTTGTTTCAAGTGCGTTTACTGGTAGTGTTACAGTTGGTACTGCGTCATTATTTAATGTTAATGTTCCATTTGAAGTTGTTGTGAATGAAGCTCTATATGCGGTGAACTTTAAATCTTCTGCATCAAATGCACTCCAAGTAGAATTGTTTTGACTTTTAAATAATACTCCTAGATATGGTTGTGTACTAATAAATCTACCACCTAAATCATTTTCACCTTGTCTTGAAATCCAAACATTATAATTATCTGAATCAGATATTAAACAAATCGCATATTCTGTATTTGGTGCGAGAAACACTGGTGAATCAAATGTAAAGGTTGTTGCGCTAGAAGCATTTGTTGCATCCACACTTACTGCACTTGGGTTAAGAGTTATACTTCCAAATGGTAATACTTTTCTTGTTGGATATCCATTATCCATTTCTCTAATTTGTAGAGTTATTGGAATTGTTGCATCTTTTGTTGAGAAGAAGATATCAATTTTTGTTAAGAATTCTCCTACACCACTCTCTGAAATAATAGATTGTGCGAGTGGGTCAATCCAAGTAATATTACTTGTTCTTGCAAGTTCTCTTTGAACTTCTACACTTTGACTTACATCAGTTACTTCAACTCTTGCATTTCTAGTTCCTATAATATCTCTTTCTCTAACTTCAAATATACCTTTTGCGCTGTATGTCGCCTGTGCGACAGTATCAACCGCTGTGACTGTGTTAGTTGAACTTGAAGTTAATCTAAAGTTTAAATCTCCAGTTCTCCATCTTGGATTACCTGCGACAGTTGGATTAGGAATTGCGAATGTTCCTACTACTTTACCATTTGCGTCAGTTGTTAAGTTACCACCAAGTGAACCACCATCTGGTGTAACATATGCGGTAACACTTCTCTTATCAAAGAATGGATAAACTCTTGTATTTGGTTTCATTCCAGTTGCGGTGAAAGTAACAGTTCTCGCTCTTACGAATGGAATTAAAGATTGTGATAAAACTCTTTCATTTATCACCTCTGTATCAATTTGTTCAACAATTTGAGTATTAACTCCACCTCTAGTTCTTACTCCTGCTTCTTCTACAATAGTTGTGTTAACGAGTCTTTGGAATGTTTCTCTTTCAGTAACTTGTCTTGTAGTTGTAACACCACTCCATTGTGTTTCCCATGCGTTCCAAACTGTTCCAATAGAATTTTCATTTTGAGCGACAACAGTATCAAAGTTTCCTTCATTTATCGCAAGAACTATATCTGGATTTTGTTGAACTTCAAACCACTCATCACCATCTGGACTTAATTTTACAATACCAACAAATCCAAAGGTTAAGAATGGATTTACATTTTCTGTTCTTGTCGCATATGGTTGTGTAATACTTGCGACATGACTATAAGGTAGTGTAATAACATCACCAGTTTTTTGATAACCATCTGATGTTCTTTCTGCATCTGTTGTATTTTCTTCTGTAAGGGAAATACCTTTCATAAAGTATTTTGGTCTTAACTCATTATTTTCAAAGTCAATAGAAATACTGTAATCTTCATGTAAAGGATTACCAACTTTATGACCAGAGAAATTATCTACAACAAAACCAGATTTAAATCTATTCAAACCATTTTCATCTGTTATTTCAAATGATTGTGTATCTTGTTCTAATAAACTTAACGCAGTGTAATATTCCACATTTTGTAATCTTTTTTCAAGTCTTCCGATATCACGCATTGTGTATCTTTTATTAATTTGTTTTTTAAAGTCTGCGTCTTCAGTAACATTTACAACAAATGGTTGTAAGGTTATATCAGCAATTTTCATTGCGTTATCAATAGTTTTTGGTAATGTAGGATTTTCTGATGGTGCGCCTTGTATTAATTTAAACTCACCTTTTTGATTTAAGAAAATAGAATCTTTTCTTCCAAGATGAAAATCTAAGTCATAAACAACATTACTTCCATCTTGACAGATATCTACTGTTGATGACCCTGTTCCAGAAAACGCTCTTGAAGCGAAATCAAAAGAATAACCTGTTATAGTATCTGTTGCGGTAACAGTTCCACTTGCCCCACCAATGTCTGCGACTCTTGGTCTAAAGTCAATAGAATCTCTTAAATCAAATAAACCGCCTGGCTCTCTAGTATCTGGGTCAACACGAGTTGCTTTGTATATTGGTATGTCTTTATAATTAATACCAGAATAAGAATCAACACTAAAGAAATCACCACTACCATGTTCAAAGAAATCAAAGACTACAAGTAATCTTCCTATTGGTGCGGGAACACCAACCTTTCTAACAAGTCTTGATATATCATAGAAGTTATCTCTTTGACCATCATCTAAAACATAATTACTTGTTACAACACTCGCTCCTGCGGTTACGCCTGCGCCATCTATTGTAGCGGTTGCTCCAGAGGTTGCGCCTGTTACTTCTTCACTTGCTGAGAAATCTGTTGAAGTAAGAAGAACATATGATAATGGGTCTGTTGTTGTAATTAATATACCTTTTGCTCCAGATGTTCCACCTGTAATTGTTTCACCTCTTTGGAAAGTTCCTGTAATAGTTCCTATTGGTAATGCAGGTGCGGTAGCATCTGTACTTGCATCTGCTGCCTCGTAAACTGCTCGAAGTCTAAAACAATCTGCACGACCTAATGAAATTTCATTGTCAGTTGCGTCTGTTCCATAAACATGACCAGTTGCTCCACCATTTAAAACTTTTACTTGTTTTGATGATTTAAGTGTTTTTGATTTTTCATTTGATACAGTTCTTGTTAATGTTGCGAGAACTTGTGCTGAGAAATCTCCACTTGTTCCAAAAATAGTTGTTGATGTAATTGTTAAAGTACCTGTACCTGCTCCACCAACACTAACATTTGAACCTGTAATATCTACAATATCTCCTGCGTCACCACTACCACCTGTTCCATCTTTAACAATCGCGATTGTGTAGTTTGCGTTTGTCGCTGATGCGAAAGTTTCATTCGCGCCTGCACTTAGACTTATAATACCAGATGAGTTTGGTGTTGAGGTAAATTGTCTTCTGATTGTGATTGTCGTATCTGCGACACCACTATTAGTATCAGTTTTTAAAGTTTTAACTCTTCTCTTTTTAAGTTTTCTTAAAAGTACATTTTTAGTTTGTTCTTCTAGTTTCGCTCTCTTTCTTACAATGTTCGCAGATGTAACTACATCTGTTGAAGGAGCTGCAGTAAAGGATATCGCGGCAGATGTAACTGCATCTACTATTCTTTCCTCTGTTGTACCATCTCCTACTGGAATTACAAGAGTATCACCTACAATGACTTCTCCTGTATCAAAACCAGATATACCAATTAAATTATTAGTACCAGTTGTTTCTGTAATGTATGTACCAGAAAGTGTAACTTCATCTGCAAGTTTTATATCTGCAGTGAAATCAACATTTGAACCACCAGTTGCGGCCATATGAGCTTGTTTAGCTTTTGAGAAATTATTTGTTACTATTGCGGAAATAGTTAAATCTGTATTACCACTATTCTCAACTATTTGTGATGTTTCACTTGAGTTTGAAGAAGTAATTTTTTCTCCACTTGAGAATGTTCCATTAACTGATACTAAAGTTAATCCTGTTCCACTAGTTGCTGCGAAAGCAAATCCAGTTGCGCCAGATGTAACACCTGTTATTTTTGAACCTGCTGCGATTGCTGGACTTGGTGTTCCATCCAATGTAATGGCGGTGAACATTTTTACATCAAAAAGATATAATCTGAATTCACTACTATTACCTGCGGTATCAGATAAGAAGTTTGTATTATCTGTTCCACTGATATGTTCAATCGCTCTCGCTCTTGCGACACCAATCTTTGTACCTGCTGCAGTTCCACGAGTTGAAGTTGCGGTATCATGTAAGTTTACTGTATTATATGGTGTTACATTACTTGCGATGTTTGGAGAAACTTCTGGAATACTAAAAACATTGTTAACCTTTACAAAGTTTCCAAGTTCTTGTACTGTGACTCCACCATTTAAATTTTCAAAACTTCTTGGTTTAGGTATATCGATAAATGTTGGTGCAACCTGTTCGATTTCATAACCACGAACATATGCTTTACCAGATGATATTTGTGCAGTAAGAAAATCATCACTTGCGGTATTACCATCATCAGTTGTTGTACCACTTGTATAGATACCATCATTTAAACCATCATCTAATGTTTCTCTTAATTCAACACTAAATGATTTTGTACTATAATCTCCAGATTCATCGTAAGTTCTTCTTGCGAGATTATCACCTAGAACAGAATATTCAGTATTTCTAACTTGTTCTTGTATTATTCCGTTTTTAACTCTCATTAATTCAACGAAGTTAGTATCTTCTGTTGAACCTATTGCGAGTTTAGAAAGAGTCGCTGATATTTTTAATCTATGAGCACCTTTCGCTGCGTAATTATTTGTTCCAGTTGCGTTATCAAGAAGTTGTGAATCTGATTCTGGAGTTACCAGAGTTTCAGTAAGTGTTAAACCAATTCTATATGATGGTGTATCTGTATACTTGTCTAAAATAATTCTTTGTGTTGCGACACGAACGAAATGTCCACGAATAAAGTAAACACCTTGTTCTATACTTGCAGATGAACCTGTTGCGGTTGCGTCTGAGGATTGTAGTGTCGCTGATGCTGCGTCTGCACTAAAAGAACCAATGACTCCATCTGAAGAAATATTTTCTCCATTAGTAAATGTTGCTGAAGTATTATTAGTTCCTGTTTTTATATATTTAACAAATAGTGTTATGGGGTCAGTACTTGTTGCTGCCTCGGCTTGAATAACCTCTGCGACAACACCAGAACTTGCTCCTGTAATTCTTGTGCCCACATAGTCTTGGATATCATTTGCGATTGAAGAACTAGAAAATGTTGATTGTAATTTTACTGCGAAAAATTCATTAGTAAATCCAATGTTACCTGGTATCACCATTGAACCTTCTTTGAACATATGTCTACCAAATCTATCGATTTGATTTTGAAGAATAGTCTGTAGTGTTGTTAATTCTCTGGCCTGTATTGCAAATGATGGTCTAAACAAAACACGATTAAAATTATCGCTTTCATCAAAGTCATCATAGTAAGGAGAGATATTTAAATTTGTTTTTTCCATGTTATATCCTTACTTAAAATTCTATTATCAACTTTATATCTTCTGTTTGGTCTGTCGCTCTTGAAATAGGTCTTCTAGTTTCGAAGTACATTAAATCTCCACTATCTGGTTCTATTTCTTCATTCGCGAAACCATTTGTAAATGTTATTGTGTTCCCACCTGTAAGTGATACTGCGCTGTCTGCACCATCATCGGGTGCTCCTGTTGCTGATGAGGTTGCGCCTGTGATTGTGTTTGTTCCACTAAATGCTATTTTATCACCATCACTTGCGACTCCAAAATCTGCAAATTTTTCTTGTTGATAATAAAGAATACGATTTGTTGAATCATATTCTACAACTTTTCCTATCGCGCCTGTAGTCGCCTGAGTAATTTTCTCATCTGCTTGGAAAGTTCCTGCGCCACTTGCGAGTTTTATTGCTTTAACCGCTCGAAGTGTAGTTGCGGTAGAAATAGTTGTTGTCCCAAAGTTATATGGGTCTCTTACTAAACCTATTTGTCTAAAATCGTTACCTGCTAATACATCATCACCCTCTGCTGCGGTGAGAGTTGTATGTAACATAATATAATGTCCACCAAGTTCTTTAACTGCGTCATTACCATGTCCTTCTTGTGGAGAAATGATAATTTGTATCGCCCCGTTAGAACCACCACCTATGTTAGCGGAAGAACTTAATCCTGTGTCACTATAAACATCTGTTAAACTCACTGTACCAAAAGTATATCCACTACCACCTGCGTGAATTGTTGTATCAGTTCCTGCGGTTAATCCAAATGAAGCGAGCGCTCCACCTGCGACTGTAATTCTTACGATTCCGCCTGATGATGTTCCTGCGTTTGAACCATCTCCATGAATTGGTGCGTAGTATGTACCATTTGTATAACCAGAACCTGCGGTAACTATAAGTGATTCTATTTTACCATCAACTGCTGCGGTTGATACAGTACTATCAGTTGCGACTGGCATAAAGTCAGTTGTTAAAAAGTTTTGAACTTGTGAAGTTGTTAATGTGTACATATATTTTAATATGTACCCACCAGATTCAAATGGTGAATTGGATGTTGATGTTGGTTCACTTCCAGAAAAAGCAGTTCCACCATTATTATCTAAAACTTTATATACTTTAAAATCACTTGTCATAAAGTAAAAAGTTGAATCATAAAGGTTTGTTGCTCCAGAAGTTGTAGTGTTTGATGAACTTATATTATCTTCATACATATCGTATGTTGTTGAGTTAGCCCAGTTTCTTCTAGGGATAACATTTAAAACATCTGAACTTGTTATTTTCTTAGCCGCTATCATACTATCCCATGCGTAATATTCTGAACTTACATCATCTACTGGAGTTGGTGGTGATAAATCTGTTCCACCACTTGTATCGGATGTAAATGCGATAGGTTTTCCTATTGTGAGATAATATGTTGTTGCAGAAGATTCAGAGAATGATTCTGAAAATTGTTCTGCGTTATGAATCCTAAATTTTTCTGTTATAATTGCGGCCATTTGTTATATTCCTTTAAATTATATTTATACATCTTGTATCAACCAACCATAAGTTGCGCCAGAATAAACAAGTGTAAATCCTGCTCCATTATTGTTTACAGTTAAGTCAGAGGCACTACCCTCAATTTTATGACTATTTCTACCAACAGTTAAATTGTTTGTTGCGAAACTAGAAGCGAGGTCTTTAAATTTAATCGTATGTCCTACACTCGCTGATGAAGGGAGTGTGACTGTAACTGCTCCAGAACTTGTATTAATGAACAAGAAATCACCTGCGGTCGCTGTGTATGGTGAGTCAGAATTTGTTTTTGTAGTCCAAGTATATGTTGGACTTGTTACTACTGGAGCTGTTAAGGTTTTATTACTTAAACTTTCTGAACCAGTCAGCGAAACAAAACTGTCACTTTGTAATGCGGTGTTGAATTCTGCTAGTGAACCTGTTACAGTATTATTCGCTAAATCAATGGACTTATTTGTTAGAGTATCTGTTGTAGCTTTACCAACCAGAGTATCAGTCGCTGATGGTAGAGTAAGTGTAACATCTGCAGTAGATGCTGGCCCTATTAAAGTTACTTTATTAGTACCATTATCACTATCCTCAAAGAACTCTAAAAATCCTGCGGAAGTCGCTCCATTTTTTAATTGAACACCAGCATTCGCTATAGGTGTAGTTAATGTTGGTGTAGTTAAAGTTTTATTAGTAAGTGTTTGTGAACCCGTAAGAGTTGCGACTGTTGAATCAATATTAATTGTAAGTGTATCTGTCGCACTCGCGACTGTATCAAGACCTGTTCCACCAGCGATAGTCATGGTATTAGTGGTTGAGATTGTTTGGTTACTACCACTATCACCTGCGAGTGTTATTGAAAAAGATTGACTTAACGAAGCGATATCACTTTCGTGTTCATTAATCGCGCCTACGATATCTGTTGCGGTTGTATTTAACTGGTCACCTTGTGATGAACCTGTTACATTTCCAATATCAGTTGCGAGTTCATTAAACTCTACTCTAAATTGTTCTAATGTAAAAGTATTTGGTGCGTTTCTTGTTGCCATTGTTTATTATTAATCCTTTTAACTATTTATCATACTTTATCTATGCCATCACGAAGTGTATCACCCGTTCCATCATTTGCACTTGAACCGATACTAATAGATTGTCTTGCCATTTATAATATTTCCTCTTTTTTATTTATTAAACCTTACTCATTTAATCTGCTTCAGCAATAGTATTACCTGCGTCTACCCATGCTAGTATTTGTCTATAATCTTTATTACTTGTATTTAATGGAACTGCTGATAATGTGCCATCAGTATAAACAACTACATATTCGTTAGCAAAATTACCTGCACTATCATTTATTTTTTTAACAGTATTAATTGTCCTTGCCATTATAATTCTGCCTCCACAATATGTCCGTAGTAATATCCTATACCAGAATTAAATCCACTTGATTTATTTGCAAACAAATAACCCATATCATTTATGTGTTGTGCTGCAACTCCAGTTATTTTAGCTGCATCGTGTATACTGTACACAGCGCCTGACGTGCCGTCTTGATGGTACAGAGTTACAGTAGGCGTTGTACGTTTACGAGTATTAAATCTATTACCTTGAGCTGCATCTGTTGATGCATTATAAGTTGCACTACCACATCCAAACTTTACTTGTTGACCTTGAAATTGTGAATCTTCTCCCCATGCCATACTTGTTTCATAATATCTTTCACAATCAAGCATAGTTTGTTGTATAGGTTTTCTTACAAATGGATTTGCAGCTACACCAGTTTCTAGTTGCACATCTGTAATAAACAAACTATCATCTACTTCTACGTCAGTAACTCCTGACCAGATAAAGACTAATATGTTTGCAGTATTGCTAGTATCTACTGTTATGTTTTCTATTTTGTATTCTGCAAATGATGTTGTAGGACTTAAATTAGCAGGTGTATTTTCATATGTAGCATTAGTAATTAATGTTGGATTAGTTCCTTCTGCCTGCCAATTACTCACTATATCACTTGTTACTGAATCTGCTGTACCACTCCATGATACTACTGCTGCTCTTACATCGTCTATACTAGCATCAGATGCTTTCATTTTAAACGAAAGACTTACTTTGCCACTAGCTAGTGCATCATGACAATTAACATTTTCTATTATCTGTACTATTCCAAATTTTTTATCTGCTGTTTCTACTTCAAGTTGTATAGTCTTAGCAGAGCCATCGTCAGGTGAAGTATCTGATTGTTTTACATCTACAATGTTATTTCCATCTGACAATAGTATCCATCTATCTAGTGTGTAACTGTCATCTGCGTTAGTTGTTGTAGATACACTATCGACTTGAGCATCTGTTATTGTAGCACCTCTTTGTGCCACAACCATGTCACCATTTATAATCATGTTGTTTACTGCACCAGTACGAACTGGGTTTTGACTAAAAGTTACAATACCAGTAGATGCAATTGCGATTGCATCGGTATCACTTGCACTACCTATGTTACCTGCATCTGGTATAACTATGTTACCACCAGTAGTCATTAAACCACCACCAGTATAAGTTCCAGATACATCTAAGTTGGCATTTATGTCTGCAAGTGTAGCATTTAATTCTATTTCATCAGTTGCATTGATATCTAATACAGTTGCACTTGGTGCACCTATATTTTGTGAAGCGTCATTAAATTGAATTACATTTGTTGAGTTAAGTAATATTCCTGTATCATGTACATGAGTTAATGTAACTTCATCATTTGCACCAAAAGATAATATAGCACCATCGTGTTGTAATTCTAAATCTTGTGTTAGTGTAACATCACCATCTGAGCCTATTGCGATTGCGTCTGTATCTGATGCACTACCTATAGTACCAGCATCTGGTATAGTTATGTTTCCACCAGATGTGATATCAGATGTTAATGCGACAGTACCTGCGGTTGAAGGTAATGTGATTGTAACATCAGCAGTAGACGCTGGGCCTATTAAAGTAACTTTATTAGTACCATTATCACTATCTTCAAAAAATTCTAGGAATCCTGCGGAAGTTGCTCCATTCTTTAACTGTATACCAGCGTTTGCGATTGGTGTTGTCAATGTCGGTGTAGTTAAAGTTTTATTCGTAAGTGTTTGTGAATGCGCCTCAAATACAAAAACATCATCAGCACCTAGTAATGGCAATTCAACATTTCTATTTGCAGTAAGTTCCTTTACTGTAAAATTGTAAGTATGGTCTGCGCTTGTATCTTTAATTTGGAATGATGAGAATGATGTATTCGACAGTGTTAAAGTTGTCGCTGTCGCTGATATCGCACTTGTTAAAGTTGAACCATCTCCTAACTTTGTATATATTTCATTAAAGTTATCATTGATGAGGTCACCACCATCTCTAAGTGATGTTCCTGTTCCATCATTTGCACTTGAACCGATACTAATAGATTGTTTTGCCATTTAATTGTCCTTTCCTACTATTTATAACACATTATCCTGTACTATCATCAAAAGTCAATGAACTAGAATCAAATGTAAATTGATTTGATGAGAATAGTTCTTGACTAAATTGATTGTCTGGAATATTTGCTGGTATTTTTGTTCCTTTAAATTCTGTAGTATATGCGATAGTAGGAATTTTAGATTTGATACCAGCTTCAAATTGTAAAACACCACCCGTATTATCTTCTAATAAAATATTATCTAAATCATCACCCTGTGAAGTTTCTAATAAAAATTCTGATGGAATAGATACTTGATTGATTACAATACCACCAATTGCGTGAAGTGGATATTTTTGATAATCATTTGTTGTATCAGATTCCGCCATGACTTGTCTACCATATGCGTTGAGTCCAACTGATGTTCCATTCTCTAAAATAATCTTATCACCAATATCTTTCCATAGAATATCGCCTGGGCCAGTGTCTTCTTCTAATTCTAAATGTCTAATGACTGGCGCCTCTGTAAACGCAGAGAGTGCGATATTCGCGATAACCTCTTTTCCATATCCAGAACTTCTTCCATCTGGTTCTGATGATACTTCTACTTTATATTCTGATGATAATGTTACATCTCTTTTTCCTGCGGTTAATAAACCATCAGTTGCGACCATTGGTGATGAACTTAATGAACTACCATCAGTTGATGTTCCAAGTCTTCTACCAAATACAGATGAGAATATTGTTTCAAATGTAGACGCCAGTTCTGGTGTGAATGTATCATCACCATCAAAACCACTTACCTCTGTTCCTGTAGGTTGTTTAATTTGTGCGGAAACTAAAGTTGCGACAGTTACCTTACCAAAAACTTTCCAACCTGTTGGATGAGTAGTTTTATACAATGCGTTTTTATATTCTAAAAGTGATTGACCTACTTTAATCTCATAAGAATAATCTTGATAGTAATCACCATCTTGTATTCTCATGATTGATTCACTTACCTTTCCTTTCTCATCTAAGAAATCTCCATCTTTTGTTGAAATAATTCCTACACTTGATGTACCCGTTCCAAACGCAGCGTGTCCAATTGTTGCAGACGCTCCAGATGTAGTAACCGAAGTTCCATCTGTCCAAGTACCTGCGACTGTTAAACTTACAACAAGAAGTTGTCTATCAGAATCAAATGAGACTACTGAACCTGTATGTGAAGTTAATGAATCCCCTGCTGCGAATGTTCCAGTAATATCTTTTAATATTGCGTTTCTATAAAAAAGTAAAGTTGGAGCACTTGCGTAATTTAAACCATTGTTTGTAACTTTTAATCCTTGAACTGTACCTATTGTATTTGAAAAAGGTTTTAACTTTGCGCCAGTACCACCAGAAGTTGTTACTGATGAAATTAAAGGTAATGATTCATAACCACTACCAGATTTTGTAATTTGTATATCTGTTATTTCACCTGCCTGACTTGCGACACTTAAATTTGCAAATGTTCCTGTTTCAACTACAATTTTATTTCCTCTATCTTGGTCTGTAACACCTGTATAATCTTCAAGAACAATATGGTCAGTCGCAGATATTCCACCTGCTGATACTGTTCCACTCTCTGGTGCGATTCCACCACCAACTACTGTAACTTTCGCTTCAACACCAGAACCATTTGTTCCTGTGTTGTTAAAATTAATTACATCTCCGACTGCGAATCCTGTTCCTGCGTCATCAATAACTATACCATCTACTGAACCTTGTCCAATACCATCAACAACAACAGTCGCGAGACTATTACCACCAGTTGAACCTGTGATTACATTTACAGTTTGTCCATCTGTATAAAGACTTCCAGTTGTGGAAACACTCGCAGATGTTACAATAGATTTGACAGTCGCTTTGATTGTTAAATCTGTTGTATTTGAAACCGCAGAGATTGTTTCTCCAGAAGTAAATGTTCCTGTGATTTGATTTTCATCTAAATCAAATTCTGTAACTGAATCTGTACCTTCAACAAATGTTAATTCAGATTCTACAAAGGCTGTTGCGCCTGAACTTTCACCAGTAATCTTTTGTCCTATAAATTCTTCTGGTGAGAAGTTAGAACCACTAACGACAACACGCATGATTCTTTTCTTTTCCCAATTACCATGAGAGGGTTTAAGTAAAAATTCATTTGGATATACAACTTCTGATTCTTCATCAAAAAGTAATCTCATTAAAGTTTTGTGAGATTCTGAAGTTCCTTTCGCAGAATATAAATCTCTAATATTTCTAATTAATTTTCTTTTATCAACACCAGTGGCGAGTTCATATGGTAACGCCTGTAGAAAGGAGTTACGCATATTCTCAAGAAAATCATAAATGGTATTATCTGCGTCTGCGTATTCTAAAAGTTGTTGAATGTTTTGAACTGGATTACCACGATAAGAAACAATAGTTCCAGATGAACTAGATGTTGAACCTGTAATCGTTTCGCCAGTTATAAATTTTTGTTGTGCGGAAATGAAAAGTCTTTTATTACCACTATCTACATCACTTACTAAAACTGTTGCGGTCGCCTTTGAGGTTGAACCTGTAATAGTTTCACCAGCAGTAAAAGTTATTGTTGAATCTTCAGTAACAATTCTATCACCCTCAGAATCAATAATATAATTTGTTGAATCTGTTTCTTGAATTATATTGTTAATTGTTCCAGATAAAACTAACTCACCAGATTCTAAAAAACGATAATAGTCTTTTACAAACTTAACAAATAAATCATGTTCACCACGAACAAAGTCTGGTGACTGACCCTCAATTAAAGGAGAAAGTTTTTTCTTTAAAGTAGATTCATTCTCTGCCATTGTATTTAACTATATGATGATGTTGTTGTATATCCTGTTCCTGCAGATGAACTACCAGAACTTACAGTATCTATCTCACCAGTAATTGATGAATTTGAAAAATCTATTTCTAATAAATTATTTCTTACTGAAACGACATCATTTGAATCTGGTTTAACAACAAGTCTTATTTGAGTACTTGTTTCACCATCAACATTTGAAACCCCTGTAATGTTTAACGCATTGATTGCGACTGTACCTGTAGAATATGTTACTGTCCCTGCAGTGCTGTCTGCGTAGGTTCTTGAACTACCAACAAAGTAATATCTTCTAAGATTTCCTTGACCATCATCATCAAAGAAATATTCATTACCATCACTTCCAACATTAAATCCAGTTGAAGAAACAATACCACCACTACTTGAGTTATGACCACTGTGTGGATTATATAATGCGTTATTAAATTCTAATGTATAATTTGTTGATGAATTTAATGTAGGTGTAAATTTTTGTGCGAGTTGTATGGTTGTAATGTTTGAATCAATCGCTTTGTTTGTACCATCTATTAATGCGACTACTTTTGAATATCTAAACACAGTATCAAATTTATTTAACTCCGATGTATTAAAATTTTGTAATGTTGTTGTAACATCTGATACTAAATCTGAAACATCTTTTGTTGTTTCTGATGAATCATATTTAAATCGAGTAGTTACAAATATAAATGTTGTTTTTGGGTCAACTATGACTGGAGTAACAGAAGCGACTTTTAATTTTTTTAAACCATCCACAATATTTGTTTTTTGTGTAGTTGTAAGATTCGCTCCACTTGATTGTTTAATAGAAATAAAAACCTTTCCATATTCTGCGGTAGAACTAGAAGCGTTTCCATCCTCTCCGCCCCAAATTTGAATTGTAGTTGCGGCTGGAAATAAATCCTTAACTTTAACTTTATAATCACTACCAGTTACCGCACGACCTTGTGTTGCGTAATCTAGTGGTGCGTTATATTTTATAGAAGCGAGTGATTCCGCCTCTCCACCACCTGCTGCGTTAGAAACAGTTGCGACTGTAATATCAGTAACACCAGATATCGCTGAAGGTGCGGTAAATGAAGAAGCTCCATTCGCCTCATCTTTGTTTGTAACAACATATTGTAATATGACTACATTACCCTCTGATAAACCTTTACCAATAACACCATCACCAAACTCAACTTCAAACTCTCCATTCTCAACTTCTTTTAAAAAGTAAACAGTAGAAGTATCTGTAATCTGAGTTATATCAGTTGCGAGTGTGTAAGTATTTGTATCAGTATCAGTCGCAGAATCTTGAACCTTAACTGTTAATGTACTTGTGTCAACTCTATTACTTGGAATAGTAAACTTTTGGTCTACATCACTTGGACTCGCGATATATTTGTTTGTTACATATGTTCCTTCAAATATTTCTAAATTCGAAAACTTTAAAACACCATCAACTGATGTAGTTGATACATCTGACTTTGAAACAAAATTATAAGTTGTTCCGTTTACTGTTGTTGAAAATTTTGTTCCTGCTGTTATTGAAGCGGTTGATAAACTTGTATTATTAAGAGTTACATCAATAGTCGCTTTTGGTGCGGTTGGTGATTGTGGAGTATATCCTAACATCTTCGCATGCGAAACAATACTTGAACGAAGAGCAGAACTATCTAAAAACATTTCATTCGCTAACATATTTGCGTTAAATGCGAGATAATGAGTATTGTACGCAAGTAAGTCTAATAGTACAGACATTCCAGAACCTTCAAAATCATAATCTTTAAATTCTGTTTGTCCTTTTAAAAATGTTTTTAAATTTGTTTTGATGTCATCAAAATCTAATTCGGTAACTCTAAGTCTTTTATCGTTTGTTGCCATTTATCTTAATCTCTCTAATAAAATGTCTAATGTCGCTAGTTCTGTTGGTGCGTTTACGACATAAAAATCGACACTAACTTCATACGCATTTCTATCTAAATTTTCTATCGCACGAACATTAACCAATCTCGCTCTTGGTTCAAAGTTGTTTATTACATCTTCAACTTGTTTAGTTAATATTAATGCGGTAGTTGGAGTCATTGGTTCAAACAAAATATCCATTACACCAGAACCAATCTCTGGATGAAATGGTCTTTCATAATGATTTGTAAGAACTAAATTACGAATCGCTCGTTTGACTGACTGTACATCTGTAACTTTATTAATATCTTGATTAGAACTATTTCTTTGAAAATATAAATTTAAATCCGTATATATCTTCGCACTTCTAGTAGTTTCATTTGTCTTTTGTGCGTCTGTGAATGCTCCAGATGAAAAGGTTGTATAATTCGCCATTTAGTTATAGAACTCCTTAATGTTTATTTATAAGGTAATACTTAGTTCTCTTCAAGAAATCTCATTACCATTTGACCTTTCACTTTCTGACCTAATTTATGATGAAAAGTATATGTTACAAGTATTTCCTCATTAACATTAATATCTTTAGTAGTCACCAAATACCATTTGTTCCATCCTTTTTGAATTTTTTCTGCATTTGGTTTTAATGAGTGATTATAAAATCCACCTATTGGTGTTCTAATAATTTCAGTATCAATCTGAATGTGTGATAAACCTAATTCTGTTCCACATGGAATAAAATCAGTTGCGAATAATCCTATACCTTCTACCATACTTTCCTTAACAGTTAAGTTATCTGGTAAAGGTCTGTACATCTCTTGGTCTGCGATATCCTTACACATTTAAATCTCCTTATCCTTGAGTTGGCACTCCTGTATTTAATATGCCAGGAGTAACACCAGTATGTAAGTGAGTATGTAATACAATTCCGTTTGAAGAAACAGAACCACCAGTAAATGTTAAGTTGCCAGTGGCGGCGGTTTCAGTTAGTGTTCCTGTAATGTTTGTTGTTTGACTACCACTAATAGTTTCAGTAACATTACCACTTACTGTTCTCACTACATTTCCAGTAATTGTTTCATTTAGATTACCATTTATTTTTTTATTAACATTTCCATTTTGTACATTTAGATTTACATCACCACTATCAACAGAAATATTAATACTTCCATTATCACCAATTTGAATTGTTAAATCATTACCACTTCCACCATCTTTGTTAACATAAATCTTTTTACCTTTATCAATCGTAACGATTGAATCTTTTTCAACATGAATATGTTCGTTCTCTAAAATTTTTGTAAAACTATCACCAACAATAGTTTCATTTTTTGTACCATCACTATTAATTTCATATCCTGTTCCAGTTCTATGAAACTCTGTTAATCTTTCTTTTGTTGGTGTATCATCTACTTCGAATATGTGACCACTTTCACTTTCTGATACATGATTGTAAGGATATGTTGAACCATAATCTGAAGTTGGTTCATTAAATGTAGACGCACTGACTGCGCTATCTGTGCCAAGTCCAGTTGAGATATGTTCTGCGGTAGGAATATCCGTATCTCTATTTGTACTTCTTCTTAATACTATTTCGTGTTGTGATGTACTATCATTTCGTGCGAGTCTATTTGTATCAGACTCACCAAGTTTTACATCTGGATAATTCTTTCTTTCACTCGCAGTGTATTCTGTGATTGTTATTCCTGTTCCATCTGTATTATAAGTCCAAGTCTTTGGTGGATATGGAACATCAGTAGACATCGTTCTTAAATCACTAAATCCATAACGATTATCTGCTTTGTATTTTGGTACACCAGGTAGTGTTCCCATGATTACTGGTTCTTGTTTTAATCCTGCGTCTTTCCAAAAACCAATAACCCATGTACCTTCAACTAAATGTGATGGAGTTAATCCTAATCCATTCATTGATGTACTTGTCGTTGGTGCGAGAACCTCAGCCCAAGGTAAATCGACACTTGGGATTTGATTCAAATCTCTAGTGTGATATCCTAAACAACGAACACGAACTCTTCCTAATTTATCTGGGTCGTTTCTATCTTCTACGACACCTATAAACCAAGAGAATCCATCTCTACCAGCAAAATAAGTTTCTTCCATAAGTTTATTTATTGTAGTTATTTTCTATTTCTTCTATAGTTCTACCACAACCTTCACAAACATCATTCTCATCTAATCTACATTCACCTTGACATTCTATCAGTAGTGAATCAAAGTCTGAATTGTCTGTTGGTTGGGGTTCATCATATGTTTCAAAGTTTACACTCATTTACTCAACTCCTAATACTCGTATTTATACTTCTGTTAAAATCTTTATTTTTATATATATTACTGTGTTCGTTACAGAGGATGTATAAATATACTTTAAAGAGATACTAATTGGAGTAATCAATGTCAACATATTCAGCGATAAAGAACACATCCTTTGATGTTATTAGACCACCAGATTATGATAACAAAGCGACAAGAAGCGCAGCAACAGATTATCAGGCAGGTGAGAATGGATACTTAGTTATATTCTGGACTGGTAGTTATAGAAATGGTGGTAGAATCTTCGTAGGCCCAAATACAAGTAGTTATACTACAGTATATGAGAATGGAGATGATATTAACAATAATACAAAAGGGGCGGGAAGTATGATAGTCGTTCCAAAAAGTTATTATTACAAATTTACTGTCGATGGTGTGTATGCAGAAGGATGGGAAAATGTTACTGCATATTGGGTGCCAGAAGCTTCTTAGGAGATATTCATGTTATTAAATCAAAATACACTACACATCACAGCGATAAAAGAATTAACACCAACCGCAAAGTTTCGTTTTGAAAATGGAAATGGTTATGATAATTTAGTGTGGTTAGAAGAAGATGAATCAAACAAACCTACTGAAAGCGCTTTTGATAGTAAATTATCAGAACTACAAACAAGATATAACTCTCATGAGTATCAAAGAAATCGTGTAAATGAATATCCAACTATTGAAGAACAACTAGATAAAATATATCATGAAGGTATTGACGCTTGGAAAGCGACAATCAAAGCGGTAAAAGATAAATATCCAAAATCTTAAATAAAAAAAAAGGAGTGTAAAAACACTCCCCTTTAATTCTATCTTAAAACAAGTTTAGTGAAAAGAGAATTTTGTCTTTTTCTCCACATATGTTTTTGATAGTTTCTTAATGCGTGTAACATTGTCATTGACCTACACCTCTCAAATTAGATGTATCTTTTAACGCATGACCTATGCGAGTCTTTTAATCCATGACTTATGGAACACTTTTAACCCATGTGATATGGGAGTCTTTTTAACCATGACTTATGGTCAGTAGTTATTTATGTCCTTTGCGCCTTTGGTCAGTATCATCTTCCCAGTCATCCCAGTCATCATCTTCATCAACTTCTTCATCATCATCTTCATCATCTTCATCATCTTCATCATCTTCATCATCATTCCAACCTTCATCCTCTTCCCATTCATCATCTTGTTTTGTTAGATGGTCACAAGTGCAGGAATCTTCATCACAGTCTTCTTCACATTCTTCGTTATCCCAACCATAATCTTTGGTCTTTGTACAACAATGTGAACAATCACAATCATCACATTTCTTAGGCATATCTTCATATAAATCACTTAATTGTTCGGATAACTGTATGATATTTTCATCAATACCTTCCAGTCTTTCCAGTATTTCTTCTAGTCTTTCCATTGGATTAGCCATTGTAAATTCCCCCTTATAAGACTATTTATTTTATTAAACAACTGTACTGATAAATCTTTTTAAGAACACTCTTGAATTACTTCTCGAATCTCTGTTTTTTGAAAACGCCTTAACCAAATCTTTTCTACTGGCGCCAACCAACTCATCACTTAACATATCGTTATCTAACTCCAAACCAACACCGCCAGGTAAAATGTAATAGTCATCAAAGTTAAAAACATCACCACAAGATAAAAACTTTTCTTTGTTTGTTTTCTTTACCAACTTTTTACCCTCAATACTATCCCAGAAGTGCCAACCATCAAAAGAGATATTGTATTCTTTCTTGATAGATTTATTATAATGAGAAAACTCAGAAAAATTTTTACCAGTCAGAATTCCTTTTTTACTAGTTTCTAAAAGATGAAGACCAATAAAAGATTGTGAAATGTTTGATTTAAGAAACTTAACAATTTCACCTGTCAACATCGCACCACTATAATCATACTCATCAATCATTGAATTATCAATCTTAAATTCTTTGTTACCCATTTTGAAAGTAGTAACATTAGGATTATCAATATAAGTTCCAGTCATTGCGTCATATGTTTTATATTTGAAACAAGAACAACTTTCTGTTTTCCAACTTCCTGTGTCACTTTGGGACTTCATATACTTAGTAACAGCATTACCAAGACCATCTGTCAGAACGATTGTATTTAATTTTTCAACATTATGTTTTGTCATGAAATTTTTAGAAATTCTATCATGAACAACCAAAGTACCAATCAGTGGTGTAGACTTCATATCTAATTTACTGGCGACCATTCTAAAATTCATATAACCAGGAAAAATCTGAGTCCAACTTCTCAACATTTTTAATGCGATACCAAACCAAAAACATAAACTATCATCAAGTTTTTTTGAGTTCATTTTTGAACTGGCGATTTCCAACAATCCAAGATTTCCAAGAAACACATCATTTTGTTTATACTTGAAAGACCCTTCACCTCTGTCAAAAATCTCAGAATCAGTATCCCAATAACTTCCACTTGAATTATGTTTACTCTCAGATGAGAACGCATACACTTCAAAAGGAACATTGATTCTATTCGCGAACCAGACAAGATTTAATATTTGTTTCATTGTCGGAAGAATGTTTGTATACATAGAACCAGACCAATCAACATACATAATAAATCCATGATTTTTACCATTTGGTAAGACAGTTACCTTTTTAAATAAGTCATCATCAAATTTATATCTGTGAAGTGAGTTAACATCAAGAGAACCACTTTTTGAAGTAGCGGCTCTTGAATAAAGAGAAGCACTCTTTTTCATTTCAAACTCTTTTACCAAATAATTAATAGTACTTGATGATTCTTTTTTGAAAGTCATAAAATATTTTTTTAACTCATCTTGATATATTGTCTTTTCCTCATCAGTCCTTGATAATGTTTTATCAAAGTCATCTTGAATTTTTTGACATTCCTCAAAAGTCCAAATAATATCTTCAAGGTCATAATCTGGAAAAGTTACATAATCGTTAATACCTTTCAAATCACTTTTTTCAGATAAATTCTTTTCTAAGTTTTTATCAGTAATAGATTCTGAAGAATAATCAGTATCCCAATCATCACTTTTTTTACTTGACTCTGAATCACCTTCCTCATCAGAATCACTCTCAGAATCTTCTGACTCACTTTGAGAATCATCTTTCTCATCAGACTCACTTTCAGAATCTTCTGACTCACTTTCAGAATCTTCTGACTCACTTTCAGAATCTTCTGACTCAATCAAGTCATCATCTTGTTTAACTGATTGACCTTGTGACTCTTTGTTATCTTCCATGAAATCAGCGATATCTTTTGACAACTCTAAAACATCTTGATAGGTAAGACATTTAGAAAGTCTATCGTGAACCCAAGACTCAGAATCTAAGAATGGAACATCAATACCAGTTTTATAAAAGATATTGATTCTATCAATAAGACCAAGTTCGGAAAGGTCTTTATCTTTAATACCGAAAATATCTTTCTTAACTAAATCGACATATGCGTTTTTGAAAAGTCTAACCAAGCCAGGATATCTGGATTGAATCATTTTTTCAATTCTCACATCTTCAACAACATTGATAAAAGATTTAGGAATCTTTCTTTCTCTACCCTCTTCAAGTAACTCAATAGGAGAATAAAGGGCGTGTCCTACTTCATGACCAATTAACATATCAAGAGTATCTGAAGACATATCTTTCCAATCTGGTAAAGATAACTCTCTATTCTTAATATCAAAACTGGCGGTAGAAACTTTCTTAATATGAACTGAAATATCTTCAGTCGCGAGTAGTTTCGCTAACGATGTCTTTTTTTGTCTATTATCATTTTTCATTACATAGTAATGATAACATATCTGGGCAGTTTGTCAATAGGTAAATTGAAAATAAATATTCAATAATATCAGTAGGTTACAGAGTACTTTCCAGTAATGTAACAATAGACACACATATTAATCTGTTTAAATCGAGTTTTTGATTCACAAAAATAACACTTCTGTCCTTGATACATTATCTTATTATCATATAAAAAGGCGTGTCCTCTAAATTTCACATCTTTAATTTTAATCATTACCAAAAACCTAAGAGTCTACCATTACCAACAACAATAAAGATACAAGTGATTAGGTGCATTAATACCCAAAGAGTTCTGATGATTGCAACCTTATCAGCCTTTCTATCAGAATCAAAGGCTTTTGTTCCTAACGCCTTACACCAATATTTCCACACAATTATCTACCTTGTCGATTATATGGTTTAGTACGATTCTTTTTATTTTTATTCATTGAAGAAGTTTTCAACATTCCTCTATTTCCACTAATTGATGTTTTCTTCTTTATAGATACTGTTTTGTTGCTTATTAAAGCGGTTTTCTTTGCCATGATGTATGTCCTGTAAGTTTATTAATTTTATTTACTATCTGTGATAGTACAGGTCTTCTCACCTTTTTCTTTGTTACCACTACATTAACTTTTTTTTGTTTATTCTTTCTCATGTGTATATTATATACACTATTTAAAAAAAGTCAAGTAATTTTATTAAGGTTTCGGGTGAGCGTCCTTTATACTTTTAACCCAATCTTTCCAAGTCGTTGTCCCATTTACTGCGTCATGATACTGCATATCAAGTTGTTCTTTTACTGACTTTGCTCTAAATGCGAGTTCCCTATCTCTATGATATTTGTGATTATCATATAGAGTTTTTAGTTCTGCCTGTTTTGCAGTTATTTGGTCATTGGTAATATTGTTTGGATTATCATCATGCCATGTGATATCATCGAAACTGTCACCATTCACACTTACTTGTGCGTCTGCGTCTAACGCTAAGATTGCATTTATTATATCATATTCATACATAGTTTAACTCCTTTGTAATATTTATACATCATCGGCTGGGTCTGGTGTATTACCATCTTCAACCCATTCTAAGTATTCTTGATAATCTTTGTTATCCCCTAATTTAGAGGCGAAGTATATCACACCACCTTCTGTCCAAGTAATACCTATTTCTACTACACTATTGTCTGGTCTTCTTACATTTACTAATTTATATTTCGCCATTTTACATCTCTGAACTTACAGTAATTTTACCAGCCGCATTATTGTTGTTTGTTAAAATACCACATTCTCCAACTGTCATACTACCAGTAACATCACATCTTAAAAATAATCTATCTAAACCACCATCTGTACCACTCGCCTCTGCTATACCTGTTAAAGCAAAAGTACTACCACCAACTTGTATATTCGTGTTAGATTGTCCAACAGTAGGTACACTTCTTGTTTGTACTGGTAATTGAAAATAAACATCACACTTACCAGATTGAAATACTGTACCAGTACCATGAATCTTAAATTCTGCGCTACTTGCGTCTGATTGGTAATAATATCTATAACATTTTAATTTTTGTTGGTATAAATCTTCATGTAAAAAATCACTTGCGGTATCACCTATTTCTAATTGCATTCCTGTTATGTGCCAGTTATTAGATGTTGAATCTGCTGCATTCACTTGACCTGCGGCTGTGTTCGCTGCGGTGTATGCTGCCCATTCACTTGGTAATGTACCACTTGTAAAGTTACTACCATAACCAAGTCCCATCATAAGCTCTAATCTTAAAGTGTTATCATTAGAAATAGTGCCAGTAGTATCTCCTGCGAATGTTACTGTTTTAAATTCCCATGTATCAGAAGAGTTTACTGTATACGCCTTAGAATTAAATCTTGAACTATTTTCATGGTCACGAAGTTGAGCGATATATGTTCCTGTCTTTGTCGCCTTTACCCAAAAAGATAAAGTTAATTTTTTAGCACTTGATGAACCTTTCGCCCAGTATTGTATCTTTTGTCCTTCAAACTTTACATTAACAGAAAAATTATCACCCGCCGCTGGACTAGCATCTGCACTTGTACAATCTAGTTTTAACGCTTTTGTAAAACCATTTTTATAAGGGTCATCACTACTAGATAAAGTTTCTTGACTCATTGTCCATGTACCTAAAGTATTAAGTTGTAAATAATAATTATCTATTGTCTGATATCCAACTCCTGTTATGCTACTAACAGATGTACTTCTTTGTGCAATTCTCATATCACCATTGTGTATAAAATTATGTGTACATATCGGTTTATCTAACAGTGATGAGATTACTTTTTGTGTTGCCATTCTTTACTCTCTTTTAAACTTTTTTTATAATCGTTATAAAAACTTTCATTTGTTAACTTAGATATTCTTTCTTTTAATTCCATAATAATAGATTCTAAAGTACTCATTCTTGTATATAAAATATTAATTCTATCTTTGTCTGTCATAATATTTATCCCGATATCTCCATCGCTGTTATTTGATTTGAAAACATATTTGTATAAGTGTTACCAGTATCAACAGTATATGGTTGTGCGGTAACCATCTGGTCACTATAAGTATTCGCCCAATAAACTTTATATGTTATTGCAGATGTTGAACTAGGACTATCAAGATAGTTTCCACTTAAATCTAAAACTTCATAACTTGCGTCACCATCTCTGTGACCATAATGTCGCCATGCGTTTACATTGTTTGCGTTACTAGATTGAGTTGAGTTTACACCAGTTACCTCTGTTGCGGTACTATCAATTACACGATACAATTTTATGTAACCATAATCATCTTGTGTAGAACTAATTCCAATACTCATTATTATAAGAACTTTACTACTCGTTGAACTCGGTGTAATAGTAACCTCAAGACCAGTTGCTGCTGGTGTAGATGAGGTTGTTGAAGCGAATGTTTTTTGTAATCCATTTACAACTTGTAAAACTCTACCTGCTGGTTGTGGTTTGTCTGATGAATATGTTGCCATGTTCTATACCTCTGTGTATCTCCATCCATAAGTTGCGTTATAATAAACTAATGAAAATGCTGCACTGTTTGTACTCACTGTTAAGTCTGCTGCGTTTCCATTTATTTTTTGACTGTTTCTTCCAACAGTTATATTATTTGTTCCCGAACTTCCAGTTGCGTCAAGAAATCTTACTTCATCTCCAAGACTTGGGGATGCAGGAAGAGTCGCTGTAAGTGCTGCGCTTGATACATCAATTAAATATGCGCCACCTGCGACTGCGGTAAAGTTTCCATCCTTTTCTTCCCACGCTCTTCTCTTAAATACTTCACTCGCGAATTTATTAATTGTTACTCCACCATCTGTTATCGCGGCAGATGAACCTGTGAATCCTAAATGTAAAACTCTAATCGCGACACTATCGGGTGGTGCGGTTGAAAATGTTAAAGTTGTTGAACTGACACTATAGTTTCCAGCAGGTTGAGATACACCATCTAAAAATACCAGTATTGAAGTATCACTTGGTGGTGCGACAGACAGAGTAAATGTTGTGTCTGAACCATCTCCTGTAAATGTATCTTCTGTAAAGGTTTTTAATGCGGTCGCGAGTTTCGCACTCGTAACAGAACCATCAGAGATACTACTCACAGAAGCGGTAAATCCTAAATGTAAAACTCTAATCGCTGCGTCATTAGGTGGTGCGGTTGAAAATGTTAAAGTTGTTGAACTTAAACTATAATTTCCTGCAGGTTGTATAACACCAGAAACACTTACTAATATCGAAGTATCACTTGGTGGTGCGACTGATAAAGTAAATGTTGTATCAGAACCATCACCTGTAAATGTATCTTCTGTAAATGTTTTTAAACCAGTATCAAGTTTTGCGGCTGTGACTGTACCATCACCTGGTGTTCCTATCGCCGTTGTCTCCATCGCGATAATATAATCAATAGTATCACTTGATGAAAGCGCTTCGGTGAATGTAATTGTTGAACCAGATATTGCGTATGCGTCTACAGGTGCTTGTGTTACACCATTAACACTTACGATTGTACCATTTGTAGTTGCGCTTGTAAACGCAGATGAACTAACATTTAAAGTATATGCGGTACTACCATCAGTAGTAATCGCATCCATTTTTGTAAAACTACCAGACACATCAGCGAATGCTAATGCTGCACTTCCATCTGTTTTTAAAAACTGACCTGCAGAACCATCTGAGTTTGGAAATGATAAACCATCTAAAACAACATTACCACTACCATTTGGAGTGATTGTAATATTACCATTGGCCCCATCCAGTATTGATATAACACCAGAATTAGTTCCATTATTTGTATTAAGAATTAAGTCGCCTGTACCTTGTGTGGTTATAGTTGCGTTCGCATTGTTATCACCAACTTGAACTGTATCAGCGCCAAGATTTATATCCCCTGTTCCGTTTGGAATAATATCAATATCTGCGTTTGATGTTGATACTATATCATTACCATTTAAATCTAAATTTCCACCAAGTTGAGGAGATGTATCATCTACGACATCACCAATACCACTTGCGTTCGCAAGTTCAATAATATTATCATCAGATTTACGAATAAAGATTTTTTGGTCGGTAATATTTACCGCTATTTCACCAACTTCAATATCACTTGTGCCTGGTGTGGAACTAGAGGTTTCACTTCTTTTTGGTTTTATTCTAACGCCCATTACGACTCACTTATTCTCCTATACAATATTTAGTGTGGTTTGAACAGTCTGTATTAGAATGTTCCACCATCAACTGATGTTGACCAAGAGATAGTATCACTTGATGAAGTGTATAATAATATACCATCGTTTGAACCACCACCATCTAATGCACTGATTGTATTCGCAGAGTTTGCGATGATAACCGAACCTTTTGCTGCGGCGGTTAATCCTGTTCCACCATTACCAACTGGTAATGCTCCAGTTACCTTTGCGGTAAGGTCAATTGAACCCGCTAACATTGCGTTTGTAATACCACTCGCCTTTACTCTAAGTGCGTCAGAATTTATTTCAATAGAAGAATCATCAACTCCAACTGAAAGTGTGTTTCCAGATTTCGCCAGACCAGCACCTGCTGATATTTGACCTGCTCCAGAGAACTGTTCTACAGTTAGGTTTGTAGTACCCATAGTTGGTGAACCATTATGTGTAAACACATAACCATTGTCTGCGTTGTCACTACCTTCTTCTACAAATACGAAACTACCACCTGTTAACTCTGCTGCGGTATCTGCGTCAGTTGCCCTTGTAAGAACATACGCTGCGCTACCACTACCAACAGTTGTAACTGTGTATATACCATTGTGTGCGGTAGTTGATTGGTCTTTAACAAGAACTCTATCACTTGTAGTGAGTGTAACACCATCTAATGTTATCGCTCCATTTGAACCTGCGGTAAGTGTTGCGCCTACTCCAGATGAACCATTACTATAACTTGGACTGTTTGCGAGAGCTCCTGTGGTTGCGGCTTTAACTGAACCTTTAACATCTAATCCATTTGCGACACTATCCACATACGCCTTTGTTGCTGCGTCCTGTGCACTTGATGGGTCAGTAACACTTGTAATCCTAGAAGAATTAACATCAACTGTTCCAGAACCATTAGGGTCTAATGTAAGATTTCCATTTGAGTCTGTTGTTGAAATTGTATTACCATTAAGTGTAATATTATCAACAGCAATTTGTGTCATTCCTGCTAATGCAGTTATTGTGTCACCAAGTGATGTATCAGTACTACCAATTGTAATACCATCATTTGCAAGTTTTGCATTTGCGATTGAACCCGCTAGTTCATCATTGTTAACACCACCATTTTTAATTGTTACGGCTCCAGATGATACTGCGAAGTTATCTGAACTAAATGAGGCGACACCTTTATTAGATGTAGTTGCGTCCTCACCTGCGATAGTAATTTCATCATTTGATACTGTTGTATCAATACCTTCACCACCAGTAAATGTTAATGTACCACCAGTTGAGAATGAATCATTACTTCCACTATCTGCTGCGAGTGTAAAACTACTTGATATTGTATCAAATGATAAAACTCCAGAACCATTTGTTTTTAGAAACTGTCCTGCACTTCCATCAGCGCTTGGGAAATCAAATGCGACACCATTAGATGTAAATATAAGATGTCCACCATCTGATGAAATAGATTCATTTGCGTCATGTAATTGTAATGTTGGTGTTCCACCAGAATCTTGTAAAAGTAATCCTGTATCAGCGACATGAGTTAATGTAATCTCATTGTCTGCGCCGAACTTAATTATAGAAGCGTCTGTACCTAATTCTAAATCGTGATTTAAGATAAGTGTACCTGCGTCACTACCATCGAATGTGGCCATAGTGATATCTGCGGTATTGTCTGTTCCTTTGATGATAACATCTGAATCATTCGCCGCGGCGTCTATTGTAATATTACCAGATGATGTTGTTATGTTAACTGCTCCATCACCAGCAGTTATATCATCTGCTGCACTTGATACTGTATCAAAAGATAATGCTCCACTTCCATTTGTTTTTAAAAATTGTCCACTAGTACCATCAGAGGATGGTACTGTGAATGCAGTTCCGCCAGATGTTAATATTAAATTACTTCCATCTGAAGATACCGACTCATTTGCGTCATGTAATTGTAATGTTGGTGAACCACCAGAATCTGCTAAAAGTAAACCTGTGTCTGCGACATGAGTAAGTGTGATTTCGTTATCTGCGCCAAATTTAACTATTGAACCATCTGTTCCTAATTCTAAATCATGGTTCGCGATTAATGTACCTGCGTCAGAACCATCGATAGTTAAGAATGTTGTATCTGAACTACCATCTGTTCCTTTAAAAATAATATCAGTATCATTACCTTGTGCGTCTATCGTAATATTACCAGCGGTTGTTGTTAAGGTTGCTGCTGCGTCACCTGCGGCGATATTATCTAATGCGGGTGTTTCATCTGCGAATGATAATGTACCACTTGCGTTTGTTTTTATAACCTGTCCAGAAGTACCATCTGCGGTTGGTAAAGTAAATGTTACACTTGCGGCGAGTGAGTTACCCGCTTTTAAACCAATGAAGTGAGTACCATTTGTTGTACCTTCATTTAATTTTAAAGTACCACCAGTACTACCATTATTACCAATAAGAAGTTCATCGACCGCTTTGTTTGAATCTACAACAACTGCAGAACTTGCGGTAAGTGTACCTGCGACATGGTCTAACATATCGGAGAAATATTGTCCACCGATTACATTAACCGAACTACCATCTCCTATGAAAAGTCTATCGCCGTTATTCGCCTGTGTACCTGTACCATGCGTATATCCTAATTCACCATCTGCGAGTGAGGATGGAGCGGTTGTTCCAGTACTTCTTTTTATTTGTAATGTTACTGCCATTGTTTAAACTCCTTAGAAACTACCACCACTTAAAACTATATCACCTGCGGTTGTATCAATAGTTGTTCTTGCGACAAATTTATTTGTTGAACTTTTGTATTGTAATATTGCGCCATCGTTTAATGTTGATACATCAACATCAGATAATGTTTGTAATGTACTTGCTGAACTTCCTGTTGGGCCTTGTGGGCCAGGGACAGTTACTCTTACAACTTGTGGTTGACTCGACTGTGCGAAACTTCCAGTAACACTTCTTGATGATGTTAAATTTGCGGTTATAGTTGACATCTAATACTCCTATCTTGAAACACTTGGATTTACTGTTGCGACTCCCTCAATGACTCTTGTTGTTGTTGCACTATCAGAAGTTGTAATCGCGAGGTCATAAACATATCTACCCGCTTTTAATGCTCCTGTTTGTGTAGCCGTTAAACTTAATGTTATTTGTCCAGTACTTCTATCAGTCGCGAATGCGACAGTCATTGAAGTTGCGCTTGATGACAAATAAGTTTTACGAATTTGTGCAACTGCTGTGTATCCAGTAAGATTCAACGCACTTCCTGTACTATCGTTAACTGTAACTGTAGTAGTAAAAGTTGCGTCTTGGTCAATAAATATATTTGATAGTGTCGCCATCGCAAATCCTTTTTTCTAATTATTTATAAGGAATGGATAGTTAATATATTATTTTAAAGCGATAATACCGACAAACATATGATTTCTCCAAAAACATTGTGTTTTTGAGAAACCAACATCATTTAACATATCAATAATCTCTTCATAAGTATTTGGTTTTAACATATGTCTTAGTTCTCTCTCTTTATCCATAATATCATCAGTAGAGAAAGAATCTCTTTTATAATCATAATAATTAAATGTCAACATCTCTTGAAAGTTTGCGTTCTCACAAATAGTCTTTTCACTCATGATAAACGAACCACCTTCATTGAGTCCATCATATAATTTTTGAAGAACCATCTTTCTTTTTCGAGGTGACATGAACTGAAGTGTAAAAATAGAGGTGACTAGAGAACAATTATTAAATTCATAATTACAAATATCATCAAAGATAAAAGATATTCTTTCATTCGCAAATTGTTTACGAAGATTTTCTTCTCTTTGTCGAAGTGGTTTTACAAATCCAGTCGCGAGTTCTACACCTATCCAATTTACATCACAGATAACTCCAAAGTTTTTTTCAATCATTCTTTCGGTTAACTTACCAGTTGAACATCCAATATCAACAACATTTGTTCCACTATCAACAAAGTATTGACTGTATGCGATAACATCATTTAATAATTCTGAATATCCACGAATAGATTTATTGATATGTTCATCAAATCCTTCTTGTCTGTGTGCGAATGTAAAATCATAATCCATTATTGTTTCTCCTTGTATGGTTTTAAAATCTTTTCATATACTGAGTCTGCGATTGCCTTCATCATCAGTGGAGGCACCATTCTTCCAATTCTCTCCGCCTTCTGTCCCCACTTACCAGTCAGTTTAAAATCATCTGGAAGTGATTGTATTCTTTTTAATTCACCGAGAGTTAGTTTTCTTGGTTCATTCCAATGAAATGCGCCACCAGAGTTTTCACGAGAACCCATCGCTGTGAGAGTAGGCGCAGGTACTTCAAGAGAACATCTTTTTAAATTAAAGTGATGTCCTTTAGGATGATAATCCATACCAGATAATACCTTTGGTGGATTCTTGGGCATATGTATTCCTGTATCCTTCCAGACTGCGGCGTTTACAAACTTCCCTGTAAGATAATCAATCTCATCTTGGTCATAGGTTAATCCCTTCACACATTCTCGAAGTGGAATCACATCCTCACTTTCTGTTGGAAAGACACTTGATAGAGTCATGAAGTTAAGACCAACATCCTCACATACATCTTCCCTTATACCAACAAAGAAAACTCTACTTCTTGTTTGTGATACACCAAAGTATCTTGAGTCTAAAACTTTCGCGATAACTTCATAACCAATCTCTTCAAAAGTATTTTGTATCTTATTGAAGTATTGTTTCGCTTCTCCAACTGTAAGTCCTTTTACATTCTCACCAATAATAACTTTCGGTTTTATTTCTTCTGCGATTCTTAAAAACTCAAAGAATAAATCTTCAATGTTTTCAACCATCTTATCATCAGAATACTTTTTAGTCTGACCCCAGCCATCGGAGTGTTTACCACCCGCACCATGAGAAAGTTTACCTGCGACACTAAACGCAGAACAAGGTGGTGAACCATCAAGTATATCAAGTTCACCCTGTTTCAATCCAACAAGATTCAAAAAAGAATCACCAGTCAGTTTCTTAATATCATCTGGTAGTATCGGTGTATCTGGATAATTATCTGAATAAGTATTTCGCGCTTCTTCCACGAACTCATTCACACAAAGTATCTCACCACCCGATAGTCTATATCCAGTTGATGAACCACCACCGCCTGCGAATGTAGATATTACATTAAACAGTTTACGATTAGATGATTCATTTACATCTTTTAAATTATAAGGTTTATATTTCATATTGTTTATTACTATAACATATTTAGCACGTTTGTCAAGAGGGGAATTTACTTCCCCTCTTTTGTATTATTTAAGAAGTTGAAATTGTTTTTCCATTGACATCAACAAGTTTACCTTCAGTCAATTTACCATCTTTAAGTCGTTGTGGAAGAAATCCAACAAATCTTATTGGATATCTCTCTGAGTTAATTTTCTTTATATCTATACCTGTCATATAACTCACCATCTTGAAAAATGTCTGTTGAGTATTTTCAAAATTCTTGAGATAATCAACTCTTTGACTGTTTAATCCTGCGTGTGTAGGATTGTTAATATACCCAAAGACATTAACAGGATAATTACAATCATATTTAAAATATTTGGTAAATCCATCCCAAAAAATATTTTTACCCGAACTATTTGATGGTTTAACATAATCTAAATAAAATGGTGTTAGATTTTTTTTGTTATCACCTTTTGAATTACGACTAAGTTCATTTTCTAAATATTCATTCGCCTCATTTGTTGTATAAGTTTTAACCTTTACATTAGGATTTATTTGACTGTTATTCATTATTTTACTCACAAGAATATCTTGTTTTCTCTTACCCACAGTTGGTGTCATCTTACTTACCCAGACCGACATTTCTTTTCGGTTTGTTGGGTCTAAGAGTTCCTTGTCAATAACATTTTTAGTATGACTAATAAAATCACCATCAGTCATAGGTGTACTTGGTAATGCGGTAGGATTACTCCTCGCCCTCAAAGCCTCTATAGCCAAAGGCGAACCATCAACTATATCACAAATAAAGTGTTTCTCACCCATTATCGTTAATAAATCATGTCTTGTATGCCCGCCGATACCTTCATAGTCATATTCGGGATGTTCTGGTATCTCCCTTACTATCATTGGTGGACATTGTGGAAGCCAACCATGTTCTTGAAATGACTCCATAAGGTCTTGCGCTTGGTTACCTTTATCAGTTTGTCTTGGTTGATTGTTGACATCAAATAAGATTTTATTGAGTGGTAAAATTTTTCGAGCCTTATGTATGATTCCATTATCATACTCTGTCATACTACTCGGTGGACAGTATCTTAATGACGCATTCACATCACATTTAATTCTTTTATTCATAATGTTTTTTCCTCATGATATTTTAAAATATCACTAATCAAAAATTTACTTACTTGTTCATGAACTTTAGATTCACTACATTAAATAAGTATGCTAATACTATAACATATTTTGAAACCTTGTCAAGACATTCTTCGAACTTTTTTTCGCTGCTCATAAACACCCTGTAAACACTGGGCGAAACCACTCCTTGACAAACAATACACCCTATGATATAATGAATAAATATTCATATGACAGAACAAACTGATAGAAAGATAATCTTCATCACAGAACTCATAGACCAACGATTA